GTTCTGAAGTACAATTATTCTTTCAAGTTCTTTGATTTTAGCTTGATTGTTGTTAAGTTGGTTGTTTCTGTTGTTTTGATTTTTAGGCATGATGTATATATATAGAAAACTGGCATGCGCGTGCGCGTTACACACGTGGGTCTCACCCCTGCTGCGCCCAAACGCCTAACAGAGTTAGGCGACATCAACCACATTTTCACGGTATGACACCATGTTGTGGATCAACATGTGGTCATATAGACAAGGGCGACCAGCAGCTTCTGTCATCACTCCTACCAGGAATGACTCCAGTCTGCCAACTTCTTGAATATTGAGGCCGTATATATCCTCAAACCATGAAAACGTTTCCTCGCTCATTTCATACTTGTCCTTTACGAACATATCGTGACACCTAAAGGTGTATTCGGCGCACCCCTGGCCCGAACGACTAGTATAAAATTGGTAAAAGGCCCGCAACACTGGCATGTATTGCAAATACCGGTTGCCCAGCATGTTACCTTTTAAACGCATCAAATTGTCCTTTACTTGTAATTTGCTAGTGGTAAATCCCAGCTTGAACATCATCCGAAGGACGTTGGGAATAAGAACGTGTGTTCTAACCCCATCCTTGGTCAATGGTACAAACTCGCTTGAACAGTACGAAGTGCCCCTGTTGGCAACCTTGAGTTTCGGTTTCAAGCCCATCTTGACTATAATGTCACTGATGTGCTTGCCGAACGCCTCTAAGTTGTCTTTAGGAACATCTGTTGCAATGACGTTGTCATCACCCAGGCCGATCATATAATATTTAACAGTAACCTTGTACCGTACCATATAAGTATGAATGGCGTAAGCGTGAGCAAGAAAATTAACAAAAGTATTACCGATAGACGTGTTTTGGTCTCCACTCTTCCGCGTATATTTACATGTGTATTTGTAATAATTACCAAAACCTATGGTTTCTTTCTGAAAACCAACGCAGCGTTTGGCGTTCTCATGTCCCGGAAATTGATGATAAAACCAGTTTTCCGACTCATGGCATCCTTGCCCCTGAGTGGAATCATACTGGGAAAAATC